TAATAATTATGGGGCATATCTATATAGGTTTATTGATACTTTGCATCCAGCAAAAGCACCATACATAGGCATTAAAAAAGATAAACTACCAGAACATGGTGGTGAAGTTTACTGGTCCTCTTCTACAAATGAGGAGTTTATTAAACTAGTGCAAGGTGACGAACCTAGATTTACACTAGAAATACTTGAAGTCACCACAAGAGATAATTTTGATTCACTACAATTAAAAGAGAATCGAATGCTAAAAGAATATCCAGATATAAAAAATAATCCTGATATCTATAATTTAAGTTATGGTATACCGCCAATGCCTAATGTAGATAATTCTATGTTAAGTAAAGAATTTGTTAAGTGGTTTGATGAGAGAATAAAATCTGGTATATGGACCTCTAAAGAGGGCGAATCTGTGGCAGAATTAGACGCTATGAACAAAGTACAAATTTCATTTACCGATAGTGCTGAACATATAAAAGATATAAAAGCAGAACTTATTAAGAATGGAGGTAATACCTCTGATATGAATCCTGTATTAATCTTTGAAGGTGTTGGTAAAAAATTTGGATTTGATACGAATTGTGATGTAATTGTTGGTTCAAGACACGGATTAAATGCTGCTAAGCTAGCAAAATCACTTTATATGAAAACTAATAGAGTTCCTTATAAAGTGTTAAAAGAAAAAGAAGAATTATTTTTAAGAAGTTTAGCAGCCCATGATAATAAAGATGAAACAAAATTAAAAAAACTTCCAACAAAAGAAGATGGTGCAAAAGTACTTTTAAACTATTATAATAAAAAACAAATTTCACCAGACTCTAATATAGCATTAGAACAGTTAGCGTTGATATATGAAATGAAAGCACGAACAACAACAGAAAGTGTAAAACTTGCTAAAAAACAAATTGAAGAACAAAGAAGAGGTGATGTAAAATGGAAAGATTACGGAACAAAAGAGTTAAAAGAAATAGCAGAAAAAAGAAGTACCGATAAAGAATTACACATGACAATGACTTCAGGGTTCTTAGATATTTACAAGATTTTTGAAAAAATTGTTAATGATGTAAAAGAGAGAAAACATTGTGTTGTTTGGTTACACCATAGCCATACTGATGCTCTGACTTCTTGGAATAAAAGAGAAGCGGATGAATTAAAATTCTTATATGAAATTCTTAATCTACACCGTAAAGAAAAAACGGAGATGACACTAGAACTTAGAACATTAGATCCTTGGATTTCAGATACCGAAAACAACTATAAAGCAGTTGCTTGACGACCCCTTTTAAATATGATATAATGATAACAAATAACCAATTGAAAGAAGATATATATAATGAAACTAAATCAAAACACGATTGAAACTCTTAAAAACTTTGCAAGTATTAATACTAACATATTAATCAAACAAGGTGATGAGTTATCAACAATCTCTACAATGAGAAACATTTTTGCTAAGGCAAAGATTTCAGATAAATTTACCAACGAGTTTGGTATCTATGATCTAAACGAATTTCTATCAGCAGTATCAGGTTTCACTAAACCTGAATTGTCTTTACAAGATAAGTATATGACAATATCTTCTGAAGGTAGTAAATCAAAAGTAAAATACTTCTATTCTGATCCTTCAGTAATAGTATCACCAACTAAAGAAGTTAAAATGCCAGAGGCAGATGTAACCTTTAGTCTATCATCATCAAACTATAAAGAACTGTTAAAGATGGCGGCGATTTTAAAATCACCAGACTTATCATTGATCGGCACAAAAGGTGGTGATATTGTTCTTAAAGTTTGTGATAAGAAGAACGATACATCAAACTCTTTTGATATCATAGTAGGTCAAGGCGCTACAGCAGATTATACTTTCTATTTCAAAGTAGAGAACATGAAAATGCTAGATGGCGATTATGATGTCGAAGTATCATCAAAATCAATCTCACACTTTAAACACACAAAACTACCTATTGAATACTGGATTGCTTTAGAACCAGATAGCTCTATAACGAAGTAGAGAATTACTGTCTTATAAATATTTGTATGATAAAAATATACAAGATTACAAATAAAGTAAATAAAAAATTTTATATAGGATATACCTCCAAATCTTTAGAAGAAAGATTTGCTAGACATTTATATAATGCGTTTAATTTAAATATAGATTATCATCTATACAAATCTATGAGAAAAAATGGAAAAGATAATTTTTATATTGAATTAATAAGAGAAGGTAAATCTAAATTATTAGAAGTTGATACTATTTCTAAACTCAAACCTCATTATAATATGACGAAAGGTGGTGACGGTGGTGATACAAGTGATAGTATTAATTTTATAAAAAGTATGAAAAAATATCATAAAACTAAAACTAGAGAATCGTATGCTACATACGGAATGTTGGGTAAGAAACAAAGTGAAGAACAAAAAAAAGGTGCGTCAATTAGACAAACAAATTTATGGAAATCTTATAGTGAAGCTGAACGAAAAAATAGAGGTGATACAATTCGAGGTAAGAAGAACGGTATGTTTGGTAAATCACCATCAAATTCCATTCCTGTTCTATATAGAAATATAAATTATAAATCTATCAATGAAGCTAATAGAAAAACAGGTGTAACAATACATTATATAATGAAAGAGGTAAACAATGAAACAAGCGACAAACGACTTCCTTTGGGTGGAATCTTACAGACCTAAAACTATTGATGATTGTATATTACCTGATTCTTTAAAAAGTTTATTCTTAGCCTTCATTAAGAAAGGTGAGATATCTAATATGTTGTTCTCTGGTACTGCAGGTATCGGTAAGACCACAGTTGCGAAAGCATTGTGTAATCAAATGAACTGCGATTGGATTATGATAAATGGATCCGAAGAAGGTGGTATTGATGTATTAAGAAATAAGATTAAAAACTTTGCTTCAACTGTATCGTTATCAGGCGGTAAGAAAGTTGTTATACTAGATGAGGCAGATTATCTTAATCCACAATCAACACAACCTGCGTTAAGAGGATTTGTAGAGGAGTTTCATAAGAATTGTAGATTTATTCTTACTTGTAATTTTAAGAATAGAATCATAGAACCTTTACATAGTAGATTCTCAAACATAGAGTTTAAAGTTAACCCTAAAGATAAACCTAAACTGGCAAGTAAGTTGTTTGAAAGAGCCGTCTATATTCTTAAAGAACAGAATGTAGATTATGAAGATAAGGTGCTTGTTGAACTAATCACTAAACACTTTCCAGATTTCAGAAAACTCATTAATGAATTACAAAGATATTCAGTAAGTGGTAGTATAGACGCTGGCATATTAGTGAATGTATCAGATGAAAATCTAAAAACTTTGGTCACACACCTTAAAGGTAAAGAGTTTAGTGACATGAGAAAATGGGTTGTCAATAACCTTGACAATGATCCTGTTAAGATTTTTAGAAAGATATATGATACATTATATACTAATTTAGAACCATCTACAATACCTCATGCTGTATTAATCATTGCTGATTATCAGTATAAGTCGAGTTTTGTGAGCGACCAGGAAATTAATTTAGTTGCCTGTTTAACTGAACTAATGTCACAGGTGAAATTTAAATAACTACAAAAGCAAGTTTGTATAAATAATACTATGGTATACAGTAATCAAATATGGTGGAATAATGGTAAAGTTAATAAACGAAGTGATAAATTACCAGGTAAAAATTTTATTAAAGGCAGATTATTTTTTAAAAGAAAACCACACCCTATAGAACATTGTAGAAAAATAAGTTTATCTCTTAAAAAATATTTTAAAAATACTGAAGCTTGGAATAAAGGATTAAAAAATCCATACAATGAAATTACTTTAGATAAGATGTCATTGTCAGCTAAAAAAAGAGTTGCCAGAGGTATATTACCAGATAACACAGGAAGACCTCCTTGGAATAAAGGATTAACTAAAAAAACTTCAAAAAGTGTTAAACTTTATAGTAAACAACAAGAAGGACAAACAAGAATAGGAAATTATCCAAAACATAAAAATCACCCTAATTGGAACCCTAATAGAGATGAATTTAAAAAATATAGAAGCGTTGTATCAAATATAACAGAAAAAAACTATAGACTATTTAAAGACCAAATAAATCCTAAAAATTTAAAAAGAGTTAAGTGTGGTAAAAACGGCTATCAACTTGATCACAAATTATCAGTTTATTATGGTTTTAATAATAACATATTACCTGAAAAAATATCAAGCGTAGATAATTTACAAATGTTAAGTGTGAAAGAAAATAGAAAAAAATGGCATACGAATTAAGTTAGGAAAATATATGAACAAAGACTACCAATTATCAGAATATCTTAACTCCATAAACTTTACTAAAAAGGACTTAATGAAGTCCGAAGATAAAGAGTGGATCAGAAAATATCCTGCTTTTATAATCAATAAGATATTATCTGGTTTTTCAGACACCATAATGCTTGTTAATGAAGTAAATCGTAATCACTTCCTAGATAAAGATATGCAATATCAATTTCTACTAAATAGTATTAGATCAAAGAAAAGGTTTAGTCCTTTTTTAAGAGCGAGTAAGTTGAAAGATATTGAGTGTGTAAAAGAGTTTTATGGATATAGTAATGAAAAGGCAAAGTCCGCTCTTGATATACTCACCAAAGATCAATTGAAAAATATTAAAGAGAAATTATATAAAGGTGGGATAAAATGAATGGATTAGATAATACTTGGCATCCGGAGAAGATGTTAGAAGTACAGTTAAAAG